ACTACTTGCATCCTGTCGGGTCGAAGAGGCCACATTTCTAACGGGAAATCAAAACCAGGAGCCTTGGAAATTAACCACCATGCCTCACCAGTTAAGTCCTGGTGCTGCTGGAAAGTCTCTACGAACTCTTGCTGCGTGTAGAACTGGTTCGGCTTATTCCAGAGGTCTAATGCTGCGTGAGAAGTAACTTCTTTGCGCGCCTGACCATCCCACTGACCCTGCGTAGCTTGGCGTCCTCTTCCATCTACTTTTCGGTAGAGCTTCCATTCAACTTGGCTAGTAGCGTTGGAGGTCCGATTAACGATTCCGAATAGAGTTCCAACTTCCCCCATTGCCTTCATTTGCTGCTCAGGCGAACTCTTCACCATCGGATTAAGTAATGAAATCGTCGATCGTCCAGAAGGGGAGAGAGGCACAGGGGTTTTATTCAACAGACCCCCTAGTACGCTCTTCATTCGCCAATCCGCCATTCCAAAATGAAGCAACTAATTCCGAGTGCTACTAATCCAGACCAAGTTTCGTAAGTAAAAGCAGCAGCAGTGAGACTTGTTAGGCCAGCAACTGCAAGTGTGAGAGGATTGAGTTTCCTCTTATGACCTGTGATCTTATTTACTGCACGCTTTTCCAGGATCAGTCCAATAGTGCTCACTAGAACCCCTTCTAACGTCAGTTGGGCAGGGCTCAGGTGTCCCTTTCACTACCAATGTAACGAGGGGGTCAATACCTGAGTAAGCAGGTTTAGAAGGGGTTCTAGATCAGCCTAGGAACCTAACTCGTGGACGTGAACCTAAATCTTTCTCAGCGACGATATAGCGCAATGCATCCATACCATGATCGTCTTGCTTTAGAGGCTGTTCCTTTTGCCTAGTGGCCCTGGTATCCCAGATATAACCAGGAACTTCCTCGATAGTTGATGTCGGTTTTCGCTGATTAAAGAGTGTCTGGTCTCGTTCATATAGTGAGTCACGCATGATAAAGAGTCGTGGCTTACCATCTGAATCCTTCTTCATGCGCCTTTGTACGGCTTGAATACCGTCTAGGACCTTCTTATTAGCTGGGGTAGTGGAGAGACCAATTGATCTAGCGAAAGTCTCTCGACCCTCTGCATCATGGTCAGCAAGGATTACTGATGGCTTCGGCTCTAACCAGTTACCCTCTGAGTCCTTGATTTGCTTGAGTAGATCTTTCGCATGGTCATATACCGTCTTCCCATGTCTATATTGCTCTGCATACAAATAGAGTCGTCCGTCTTGATCCTCTGCCCATCTCTGTAAAACAAATGGGTTAGTGAAACCAAAGTCGATGGTCCAATATCTAGCCCAGCTGTCTGGTGGAGTGAACTTATCTACCAGGTGTACGAGAGGGTCCCACTCTTCATAGATCAAACCTTCTGCCGCTACCCACAATCCAAGACGTAAGCGTTGATAACGAACACCAGTCAAATTATCGAGACGAGTCAAGTAAGTCTTACCCTTTGGAGTTAACTCACCCTTCTTATCGAAGTAGACAGGATTATCCTCATGCCTTGTGTCAAGCATTATGGTCTTGCCTTCATCGATGCGACGCTTCAACCAATGAGTAGGAGTATCAGGGTTGGTGTCTGCAATGATTTGTTGGTAGGGAATAGCGATACCTCGAAGACGAGTAGTCAGCGATTCCCAATCATCTAGGTTTAATTCGATGGCTTCTTGCACATAGATCACATCAAATTCAGTGGACATAATGCGTGTTGCCTTGTCCATCCCACCAACAGTTATACGTGATCCATTGGAGTAGATGTACTGAGCCGGCTCTTGTGCTGAACCTCCATAGAATTTGACTGTCCCGTTAGTTAGAGCTTCACGGATTACAAAGGTCTTGAAGGTCACCAGTGCACTACTGGTTAGAGATACGGCCGTCTTACGTACAATCAATCCACGCATACCAGGGTATTTGAGAGCCAGAGCATTCAACTTCTCTAGGCAGGCTCTACTCTTTCCTGTCCCAGCTGGTCCACTAAGAACTACCTCTGCGTCTTTGGTAGAGAATAACTGAGCGCATGCGTTCCTCGGTTCAAATGAATGGATAGGCTTGTAAGGATCGGAGTCGATTCCCTTTTTACCACGAACAGCCGTACTCATAGGTCATCCATATTCAAACCAGGGAAGATGTAGGTAACCCTGGTCTCTGGTGTCTCATTCATCTTGTCTACGCCTAACACCTTTGCTTGCTGCTCAATGATTTCCAGTGAGACCTTGTGGGCAAACAGATCACCCCTAGCCCTAGCAATAGCTAACTGTCGGTACTGCGCCTCTAACCGAGCAATGCCTACTTGCTGGAACTCTTCCATCTGATCCTTGACGTAAGGCAGTTGTTTCTTACACCACTCCCAATAGGAATAAATCAGTTGCCTAGACCTACCAAACTTCTCTGCGATTGCATCAGCTGAATAGCCCTGGACCTTTAATGACCAAGCTTCCCATCTGATCTTTTCACTGTCCGGGGATTTGTCTTTGACTGCCTCTAATTCCCTAATTATCTTTTCAAGTTTTAGAGTTGACTCGGTTGCTAATTCCATTTGAGATGTGGTCACCGACTCAGAGTCCTCTTCTGGGGACACTGATGGTGCTATATCTACTGCTCCCGCTGATTCCACTGATACAGGCTCAACTTCTTTTTGCCCTGCTCTAATTACCTCAAGGGGTACACCATCATCAAGTTGGTAAATCTCTGTCTCAGTCAGATGAAGCACCTTCATAAGTTGCTTCATCTCAGCTGGTGTTCGTTCCCTACCCTTAGTTCCATTTCCTACAGGAGCAGAGTCAGTAGAGTTAATGACCTCACCCTTAACTACGTCACTGGCCATAATGTCTTGTCCTTACCCCACATATCCTGAATTACTACTTCACCACTAGCAGCATCTACATATGCCACCCAGCCATTAGGCATATCGTCATCATGAATAACAGTCCATCCAGCATTAGCAGCTAAATGCTTGAGCCCTGCATAATTAGTGTCGTTCTTATTTACGATGATCATGCACTGCATTCCTAGAATCCTCTCTATGACTAGTGTGCACCGCACTGGTTCCCGAGACCATCAGTACCAACATGACTGGTACCGGTTCCCAGCTTCTATAGCGCTGGGAACCAGTCCCTACTAGTTCCGGGAACCAGTCGGAACCAGTGGGAACCAGTCGTTACGTATTGCATTGAGACGACTACTTCTGCTCTTAGGGCTCATCTAAGGCTTGCCTGTAGGTCAAGTGAGCCTTCTGGGGGAGAAGGAAGTGCGTACAAATCTCCTCTAGGACCTTTACTTACTTCTAATTGCTTGTCCTCTACCAGTTGATTAACCATAGAGAAGACATCTTCTCGCCTTCCACCTATCTCCTTTTGAATCGCATTCTTAGATTGTGGAGTATCACAGCCGGCTAAATAGGTAAGGATCTTTTCTTCGAGTTCAGACTTCTTCTCAACTTCCCTAACTTCTTTCCGTGTCTTGCCTGTAGTTCTAAGAATTAAAGTATCGGGATCGAATTCTACAGAGAAGGCATCCTTAGTTGTCTTTTGTCGGCCGAGACTAGCCAAGAATGCAGGCTGTCCACTTTTACGTGTATAAGTCCAACCTACGTCTTGCCAGTCATTTAACCGGGTTGCACCCCTAGTTCGTTCTTCTCCCTCTTCAAAATTAGCCCTACCCATATGAGCCGTAATAAAAAGGTTCTTGATCCCTGACTCTGCCTTAATGTAGTCGAGTGCATCCGTGAATTTACCGACCCCTGAGTTATCGTTCTCATCAATTCCAGTTTGTGCCAGGGCCGCCGTATAGGTATCGATCATGAGGATTTCGGTCTCCTGTTTCCTTAGCTGATCGATTAACCACTCCTGGTACTTCTCATTGGTGAGGTCTAACCGAACACCCCTTAAGTTCAGCGGCCTGGCCATACGCTCCGTATTCTGGATCTTTAGCTTTAACAAATCGCTCTGTAGGTCTGTGGCATCCATCTCATAGTTGAGTAGGACGATGCGACCATCCAGAGGCTTGACATCATATTGACCAAGGAAGAGTTCATTATCGAGTAGGCACTTAACAAGATTGAGCATCAATGTTGTCTTACCAGTCTTGTACTTAGCCGTAATGGTGACGTTGTGTCCCACACCAGCCATACCCTCCACCAAATATCTAGTTTGAGGTAATGGCTGATCTAGGAAGTTGGCTAGGGTTCCGTCAATTGATTCAGGCGGTCGGAATCCAGAACCGCGCATGAATTCATCAACGGATTTGGCTAACTCTTTGCGTTCTACCTGGTGAATAAAGTCAGCTGGTTTGTCCTGTAGTCCTGGATACTTGTGGAGAAGTTCTTGAAGTTCAGGGTCTATGACATCTTCTGGTGTTGGTCCTGGCCCTGTAGGCAGTACATTATCTGCGGCCATCATGCTTAGCTTCTAACTTACGGACCACGTCTAACACTTCCCACTTAATCCCGTTCTCTCGATAACTGAATTTATCAACAGTAGGTTGGTGATGAAGTGCCAGTGTGTAAGTTAGATCCACACTAAACCCAGCCTCATAGCAACTAGCAATAAAGAAATAGCTCTGCCTAGATCGATCGTCGCCTGACTTCTCTTTAAGTAACTCTCGAATAAGCCGAGGGATTTTGTGAATAGGAACTACCTCTACTACTTGTACGGCCTCATACTCCTCCGGCGTTGGATTAACCTCTGATTTGTGAGGAAGATGAAACCGTAAGGCATGCATAAGTTCAGAGGAGTTGACGGAATATTTAGCTTCCTTGACTGTCTTAACCGGAGTTCCATGCTTAAAGTTCACAGTGCCAGGTAACCGGAGTACATCATTGTTGGCCCACTTACCTTTATCCGCATGACTAACCTTCATGAATGCCTTATTGAGCCTTTCAATGGTCTGAGGGTCAACAAAGTCATAGAGTTGAATGTATGCGTGATAATGGCCAAGACTACCCGACGCAATCAGGGTCACATAATCTTCCAGTTGCTTAGGAATGTGTGCACCACCATCTAAATCTGCCCAGACAGTGCGACCGCCTGCACCAGTCCATTTAACCCGCATAGGCTCAGTACGAAGCATTGGACAAATATAGATGTCCTGGCCTTCACTGACTCTCTTATGAACCTCTTCATCTAGTGTATCAATTTCAGCATCAGACATAGGCCACTTGGTAGACACAGGCCAACTAGCAGTACTGAACTGCCAGATAGAGAACTTGTAAACTCCGTTCTCTAAATAGCCATCCCCAAATGAAAGCGCAATGTAGCCCTCATCTTGTCCGAATGTTCGATGGAGATAGAGATGCACTTCGTCAATATCGAAGGCTGTTGACAGGTCTGGAATACTGGTCATATCCACTCCTTTGGGATGGCACTCATAACGGGAAAGACCTTCTGCTTATCAGGTGGGAGGTCTTTCCTATTTCCACAGCCCTGTGATTCGATCCGGATTAA